GCTATCCTCTTGGGTGTAATCCCAATCAGCGTAGTTACCTTGCCTGCTGCAATACCAGACGTGTGGGGCAATCTCGGCCCCAGCCAAAAACAGCCGGTCGAGATACCGACAGACTAGTGGGCAGCCGGTCGGTACTTGGCCTGTAGTCGCAGACCATATCGAGATCGTGTTCGTAAGCGGGGCGTAAACCTTCGGCGCTCGCTCGATTCGATAGGCGCAGTTCCCGGTTCCTGCTGCCGTAGTCAGCGTAAGCGACCCTGCCGCGACCGTCTGAATCTTGTATGTTTGTGCAACTGCGGTTCCAGTCGGGTTCGAGACTACAACCACGTCGGTATCTTTGTCGATACCTAGGGTTGTCCAGTCTGCTACGCCGGTAGCGTCGAATGCAGTACCGACTACGCTTCCATCGGTTCCAGTAGCTCGAACGTCGCCATAGTCGGCAATCATTAACTCTTGCCCGCTTTGGGCCGCGCATAAAACAACGTCGTCGCGGAGATCGATTACCGAGGAAACCGCCGCCATTCGACCGTAGAAAGATTCGTAGTAGAGCGAACCACCCGCCGATGCAACGGCCATTGAACGTAAGGTATTGACTGGTGAAGTCGAATAGTATTGAGCGCGGAACACGTTCGATAGTGCAAGCCCGCCGTCAACAGTGCATTTCAATCCAAAACCGACTCGCTTGCCGGTTTGGGCGTCAACGGCCTGCGTGAGAATCAACGTGCCGTTCCAGTAAACCTTGATCGTATTCCCGTTGACTTCAGCAGACAACCAACCGGGCTGCACCGCAATCGTGCCAGGAGTAAACGTGTAGCTCGTAACAACACCGCTGATAACAGACCGAAGATATCCGGTATAAGCCCCGGTCGTTCCGGTCTGAGTCAACTCGACTAAAACGCCGTCTTGCGCGATATCCGGCGTTGTATCGTCTAGCCTGAGATACAGCCGATAGCTTCCGTGCCAAGCACCAGCCCAAGGCGTAAGGAACATCTCGACAACGTAAACCTCGCCCGTATCAATCGGCAACACGTCGGCAACAGCTTCGCCTTCAGAAGTCGAGTAGTCGATACTCGCCAGCGAGGTCGTTAGAACGCTCGGCATCGCAGACGCCCAAGCTGCCTGCGTCCAAGCCTCAGCCATCGACGAACCGGCGAAGGTATCGGACCATGACGTAAAGCCGTCACCGAGAGCGAGAACCATCGACGTAAGAAGGCGAACGGGCGAACCGCTGCCGAGAGTGTCGATATGAGCGAGAACAAGACCGGGGCGGCTGCCTCCGCGTTCCCGACCTTCAAGGCCGGTCACGGCCCGAACATTTAAGAGATCGGGCGAAGTGTACGGCGGCTGCTGCCGATATGCACCCTTACGATTAAGACCCGCTAAGGGGAACTGGACGGAGATTTGGCGCTTCTTAGCCATGAGTGTTCTCTGCGCTAGAAGATGAAAATTGCTGTCGTCTATTGAGGGCTAGAGACAGCGAGAGAGCCACTTCACACTACGCAACGGTCACGGCGTCGAAGTCGCAGGAAGTTGCGCTTCCTTCGTTGACGTACAGCGCGGTTCCAGCGCCTCCATCTGTATGCTGAAACAGACAGCCGGTTTGATAACCAGCATCCCCATCGGTCGGAACCGTCGTTCCGCTTGCAAGAAGCAGACCGGAATTCAAGGCGGGTTTCTTGATTTTCAGAAGCGAACAAATTCGGTCAATCATGGTGCGGTTCCTTCAGTTAGATGGTAGGTGACACTTGGCCGGTACTTTTACCCGGCAGTTGAAACTCGAAATTATCCAGCAGCAGGCGTCGGGCCTGGAACGTATGTTACTTCCCCTCCATCCTGATATGTGCCAGCGCCAGTGTTTCCAATAGCGTAAATTGCCGCGCGGGCGTTAGGGCCGCGAAGTAACACTGAGTCGCCGATGTTGGTCAGTTGGATTCCCTTGCCAGCTTCAGCCGCCTCGCCGATACCAATGGCAACGGCGACTGCATTCGTGATCTTTTGGATGAACAGGAATTCGCGGTTCGCGTCGGCGGCAACGATGATCGAACTTGAAGCAGTCGCAGCCCATGAGCCTTTGGACATAATTAAACCTTAGACCTTACGTTCGTATCCAGTTAAGACATTCGTAAGGGCATCCATTCCGACCTGATTCCTCTTCGGCTGCCTCTGCAACTGCTGCTGTTGTTTCTGCTTCTTTATCTTGTTTTGGCGCTGCAATTCGTCCCACTCTGCCTGCTTGCGTTTTTGCTGCTCGGCCTGCTTCTGCTGCTGCCTGACTTGTTCGGGTGTGAGGGCCATTAGATCGAAACTCCCTTATAGGTTATCGGGTAAGTCGTTCCGGTAATCCCTCGACGGAAGCTGCTATCCTCGCAATCTTGCGGCTGTCCCATCTGGCCGAACCGCCGGGGGCCGCGCTTTTGGTCGCGAGTAATCGCGTCAACAAGCAGCGCCTTGAATTGCTCGGTATGCGTACCCGGCGAATCCTCTATACGAGACTCAGCAACAGATAGACAAGATTCAATGTAAAGTTCGGCAAGCTGCATTCCACCGAGAGGATACGGGTTGCTAGCCGATAGAGCGCCGCTGTAGGCTTCATACTCATAACTCAGTGTCCGTGCCGTGTCTGGTTCCGGGTAGAACAGAATCTCTTGTCGCTGGCCGTTCGTTCCATCCGACGCCTTATAGCGAGTAGCGGCATACATCGGATCGCCGGAAAGGTCGCTGCTTGCTCGCATCGCAAGTAAACGATTTACAGCTATTATCGCAATCGGCGGCAAGTACGCTGCTGCCGGGTAATTGATCTCGCCAATCAAACGCCCGAAATCATCCGGCAAGTCGTAGTCGCCATCGGAAGCCGCAATCTCCAGGGTCTTAGTCGGGCGAAGCCAAGACCATTCGTATCCAGCAAACCGCTCGGCATCCAACGCAGTCGGATAGTAAACTCGACGAACACCAGACTGAACCAAACGGTTAAGTTCCGATTGCTGTCCGGCTGCATATGACGCATACGCCTTATAGCCGTAGCCAAGGAAGTTGCCTGTCTCTCCAATCAACTCGGGATAGCCAACCGAAAGCGATGATTCAGCCATAGCAACCTCCGAGAGAAAAGCGGGCGGGCCAGGAAGAGAGAACTGGCCCGCCCTAACCGCGCGGCAAATACTACGCTAGAACGCTGCCGAGTACGTGGTAAGCGTACCACTGGCCGTTCGCTTCGCTGCCGCCCCAATAGAGGAAGCATTCCTCGTCGTCGGCGTCGAGGGTAATTGTAGCCAACGCGACGAGCGGGCTGGCGTTACCCATACCCTGCAAACCACTCGTCACCGTAATGACAACATCGCTGGTGGTCATAGTCGCCATGCACTTGAAGCCCTTCTTCAAGCCGGGGATCGTCGAATCCGCCAGCGTGAAGGTCGAGTTCGCGGCGAGGGTAATCGGAGCTTCGAAGATCGTGACTCCACCTACCATGAATGTTTCAGCCCCGCCAGCCGGGGTCAACGTAGGAGTGCTACCGGCAGCGATATAGACTTCGATCAAGCCCGATTGCGGGCCATCTTCGAGTTCGGCGAGGCACAGGCCAGCCGTCGAAGAACGGTCGATGGTTTGCAGCGGCTTCGCGGAACCCTTGCCCTCGAACCCGGCGTACTGAAAGTAACCGGCGTAAGTGCCGCCCGCGATGCAAGTCGTTCGACCGGAGCCAAGCGTGTTGGAAGCCTTCGAGAGAATGTTGCAGGTCGAACCCGGAACGTAAATCTCGATGAGTTGGCCGGTCGCATGAGCGGAGTAGTCTCGCGCAGCGACACCGGCGAAATACTGCGCGTTCGTGATGCTCGGAAGTTCGACGCGATTCGTTCGGCGACCATCGGCGCTTGCCGCCGTGCCGTAATCGTAGTTGTAGCAAACGCCCTGACCTTCTTTCAGCGCCGTAGCGCCCTCGAACCACACCCATTTCGAGCGAACGTCGTTTAGTTTTTGCGGACCATTAACGGAAACGTCCATTGAAGCACACCTTTCGATTGATTGTAAAAACTTAGTTCTTCCTACTTACTCCACCCATCCTTGTCGCAACACAAAATGTAGGGGAGTTTTTACGCTCCCCTACGAATCGCAACTACTACACCGTAGCGAACACGGCCTGACGGCGCAGGTTCGTGCAGACCATTTCGAGTGTCGCATCGAGATCGACGCGGCTGACGAGATGCTTGTTGGGGACCATGTACGGAGCGGTCAGGTTGTTTTCCCAGCCGGGCATGGTTCCAATCGCCATCCACTGCCAGTCGATCATGTAGATCGGATTCTGCGTGTCGTCGTCCAGCTTCGGGGCGTAGGTCATCGGCGTTCCCTTGAACAAGGTGCGCCCGCCCATGCTGTCGAGATCGGTTCCGAGGTTCATGTTCTGCGCTTCCAACGCCTCTTCGAGCAAGCCGAGAACGGCGTCGTTCGTGTAGATGCCGTTCTTCGTCTTGGCGTTCAAGTCGGGTTGCGCGTGCGAAACCGGCGACACGAAGCGGGTCTTACGATGCCCCTTCCGCATCTTGCGAACCAAATCCTCTTTCGTGATCTGGTCGTAGTCGGAGAACCAGTTCGCCCAACGCGGCTGCGCGGACGAAAGGATGTGGGCGCGGCCAATGGCTTCGTAGCCGGTCGGGTCGAGTCCGTAGAATCCGCTCTGGCCGGACGTGCCCTTCTGAATCCAGAAGGAAATTCCGTGCGGAGTCTTATCGTCGGAAGCCGATGGGGAACCCCACAGCATTTCTTCCAACAGTTCGTAGAACGAAACCATCATCGCGACGTATTTCGTCTGGACTAGATCGACAATTGCCTTGCCGCCGAGTTGGAATGCCTTCTCGCGCTTGTCGTAGATGTAGTGCGCGTTGACGTGACGGGGCTGCATGTAGCCCTTAATCATCGTGTCGCCGATAGACGACCCATCGGTTTCGTACATTCCGACAGCGCGCGCCGAATGGTTGTGGTCGATCTGCGCGTCGAAACGCCAGTCGTCGCCGCCCTCGAATTTCTTCAGACGGTTCTTCCAAATCTCGCGCACGGCGACGTGATCGGAGAGGTCGGTCTGCAAGTCGAGAAACGCGCCCTTCTTAACCAAATTCTCTTGGGTCAGAAGAACGGCATCGTCAACATCTTTGTACTGAAGAGTCATTGAAAAGCACTTTCAATTCTACCCCGTTCGATCTCGACGACTATCGCGCGAAATACTTCGCGTCGAGCAATGCCGCCGTTTCATCCAACGGGTTGTTGTTGTTGGTTTGTTTACCGCCGCCTGCACGTTGAATGTGCCGTTGGCTACGCTTCGCAAGGTCGCCTGAAATCTTCTTCAGTTCGATCTTTTGGTACTCGTCCATGAGAACCAGCTTCGCCGCCGTATCAAAAACTTGATCTCGCGGTGGCGCTTGCTGACCGGCTGCTTTGTAACCGGCCAAAAGTACAGCAGCTTGGTTGGCGATTGCCTCTCGCTTTTGATACTGCGAGCTTGCCGGATCAAGGGCACTGCGCGGTCCCTTGCCAAGCGCATCCTCGAAGTCGGCTCCGAGGGCTGCGGTTTGTTTGTCAAACCACGACTCAACTTCATGCTTCGCAGCGTCTTGCTGCAACTGCACGGTACTCTGCGAGTATTCTTGAAGGCTTTTGATCGCCTTGTTTTGCTGTTCGATGATCTCTTTGAACTTACCGAAAGCAGCCTTCACTTCCGGTTGCCACTCGACTTCTTCCGTATCCTCGAAGGAAGGAAGATCGGCGAACAAGTCCGCTTCCGGCTCCGGTTCGACGGGCGGAAGATTCTTCTTCGACGCTTCGAGAACACGGTAAACGACGGACTTCAGCAGCGCTTCGTTACCGAACTGCCGGGCCTGTTCTAGCGAGAACCCGGCCTGAACGGCGGAGGTTAGGGCTGCATCGCTGATCGCGGGCGGCGTAACGGGCGTTTCCTTGCCAGCTTCTCCCTTATTCGCTTCGCTTCCGTCAGCATGGGTTCCCGATCCATCGGAATTTGATACGTCGCCGCCATCGCTTCCAGCAGGAAGATCATCTTCCGCATTTCCGCTTCCGTCATGTACCTTGGCTTCACCTTCGACGACTTGCTGATTCGCATTCTCGTTGTTCTCTTCGGGTGCGGATTCGACGGTCGCCTCTTCAACGGCTGAATTGATCTCAGCCACAAAAGTCTCTTCGAGCGCCATGTGTCTCTCCTAGTAAAATGAGTTTCGGTCATGCAAACCGCGCAGTTTCAACGCTCTCTTGCGATGCTGCGGGTCGCGGTAAATGGGGTTGCCGTCGCGGGAAACTTCGGTCGGACAGCCGTGCGAAGCGAAGAACTGACGCAGTTCCCCGGCTTGCTCGGCGTTCACGCCCGACGCAACGCATTCCAACGGCCAGCCGCCGCCTGCGCGCCGAGGGTCATGCTCGGCGCTGAAGTCGCGCAAGAGAACTGCCCCGTTCTCGGCTACGATCTCTCTGGGTGCGTCCCCCATGCGGAAGAAGCGTTCCTCATACTGGCCCTCATCGTTTGAATAGGCGTAAGTCGGCATCATTGAACCTCTAAAACATTCATTATGGTTAGAGGGTTATGTCGCCACTAAGAACCTGACCCCTGCGGAGAAGCGCCGCCAGGATCGCCGCCCATGAGAAGTTGCGTCATTGCAGCCGTCGATCCTTGCCGCGTCATTCCGGGGCGACCGACGCGGTTGTAAGTACGAGTCGTATTCGACGGCATCGGAAGCGACATATTCCCTCCGCCAGCAGCAGGTTCGGCGGCTTGCTCTGGGAACATGACGATATCGATCACGTCTGGCGGAAGGCCGGAATACTTCGCGGCAGCCTTGATAATCTTCTCGGCATCGACGGTTCCTCCGCCTTGCTGAATTAGCGGAGCCATAGGAACGACAACGCGCTCTACGAACGCGAGCAGTTTTGCGAGCAGTAGTTGCGGCGAGTCGTCTTGCAGGGAGTAAATGTCGATCTTCAGATGGTATTGACCGAACTTGCCTTTCTTCGCGTTTCGATTCCATTCAACGGGAATCGAATCTTCGACGCCAGGAATAGGCTTCTGAAGCGTGCGCTCCTTAATCGGGTCAGTCCATTCGTAGTAAGCCAGCGCCTTAAACACCCCTTTCATACAACTAACTGTACGGTCGGCCATATCTCGAAGTTGAGCGCCAGCCGCCTCGCCAAGCAGCTTCTCTTGGCCGACAGTTTGGGCCATTAACCCAAGCCCGCCGAGAGAATCGAGGTTACCCATGAAGTACGATGCGAGATCGCGGGTCTGCAAGTAGAAGGCCAGACTCGTCGGATCGATTCCGCCAGCCTTTAGTTCCTTCGGCTCGGTTCCAGTCCATTTAACGCCTTCGCCGTCGCCCGCCTTCTTGAAGTCGTCAACGGCCTGATCGTCGTTACCGCCGAAGCCGAGAACTTTCTTCTGCGATTTCGCACCGTCGCCGAGTTTACGGAACACTTCATTTCCTAGCTCATGCAAATCACGCCACAACGCTACGGGTGGAAGCGGCAGAAGATTACCAACAACCTCGCCGTAGCCGAGTTTGTAGTACGGCCCGTAATTAAGTTCCTCATCCCACTCGGTAACATGAAGAACCTTTTCTGATTTGACACCGTAAGTCACTAAGATATTCTCGCCTGGAAGCCAGGCATCTCGACACCAGATTTTTTCTTTATAGAGAGTCGGCGTTTCGCTCGACGACATATTCTCCGCACGCTGTTCGCCCTCTTGGCCGATAACAGAATACTCGTCTGCTTTCAGATTTCCGGCGCTGGATTTATCGAGCCAACTCGATTCCATTACTTCTTCGTAATCGAGCCAATAGTCGTTGCCTTCGTAGTCGATGGTTTCCCACGATTTTGCCGCCATATCGCAGAAGTAATCGTCGCCGGTAATGAGATCGACGAACGACCTTCCGTATTCATGCCCCATCTGCGTTCCAACCGTGTGAAGTCCGACCTTGAACACACCCATGAAAAACAGGGCTTCGAGAACGCCGCGACGGAACGTATTTTCGAGCATGATTTCCTCTGGAATCTCGTTGACGGCTAACTCGAAGTTCGCGGCAGTCGGCATGAAACTCTTATCGACCGTACTCATCATCGCTCTGGGCGCTTTCGGCGCAAGCAACCGGGCGTAGATACTCGCGCCGAGGGCGATAGTATTCACCGGCTCACGCTTCGCACTTCCGTTCTCAGCGTAATGGAAACCGGCCTGCAATTTCGCGGCTTCGATACGCTTCTTCCGCGCGAACTGCAACTGGCGACTTGACCACTTGATTGCCTTGTCGAGTTGTTGGAATTTCTTTTCAGCGAATGTTGCCATCGTTGTTCTTTCTGAGTTGAGAGTTACCAGCCGTCATTGTCTTTCTTACGCTTCGCTTCCTCGCGTTGCTGATTCCTCCATGCGAGTGACCCATATGGAGCCTTCGGCTTCTCGGGTTCCTTCGGCTTCGCGGTATTTCCTCCAATCAATTTCCACGCCAAGGCGTCGGCCATTGTTCGGTCGCCGTGATTGCTCTTTGCCCCGGATGGATCGGTCTTGTCTTGCGCCTTAGAGTGAATCGGGCAACCATCGGTCGCAAAAACGTATTCGAGGCAATCTTCCAACGATTCCTTGGATCGGTTAATGCACATCCCGCCCTCGACGATAGCCCTATATGCCGAGATGATCGCCCGTTTCGTTTCCCGCGTCTGCGCCACGCCAGGAATATCAGTCTGCTTCTTCGACAGCGATTCCTCGCTCATGCGAAGATAATAATTCGTGTAGCCGAGTTCGATGAGTTTGTCGCCGAACTGACGACCCGGCCCGCCGCTCTCCCAAATCAGCTTCGGATTTCCAAGCCATTTGGCGATTGCGTAAACTTGGACGGCGAACGGCTCGGGGCGAAGGTACGGATTGATATACTCCGCAATTTTCTCGCCGGTAACTTCGTTCCAGAATTCAGCGCATGAATTCGACGCACCAGTTCCCGCTGAAATGTCACAACCGCCGACTAGTTTATGTTCGGGATTGATCGACGGTTTGTTGTTCTTATCAAGCAAGCACCACAATCGCAGCCGCCCGCCAGAATCTTCTCGAAACTCGGTCGGCTCGCCGGTCGTTAAGTCGTAATCCACGTCACCGACGCACTCAGGCGGGCGCGTGTCGCGCTTTATTACAACTTGAACCTTGTCCGAATCGAAATACTGCCCGCCGCTACCCTGATAGTCGATATCCAACTCGGTCGCAATCTCGCGCTTACTTCCGGCCCGCTCGCATTCCTGATCGTACCAAGGCGAACGCAGCTTACCGTCGAGAATCGGCTTATAGTCTTGCGGATAATTCTCGGGATCGAGGACCTTCAGGTTTCCATCCTCGTCAGTCGTATAAAGACCCTTCGCCTT